GCTTTAATTATATCTACAGCCGAACGCTCATCAGTCTGAGCTCGTTGTATACCTGCAGGATCTGATATAACAAGTATCGGTGCTCCTGAAAATCTTTCTGTAAGCAATGGCTTTAGTACAGTTCTTACAAATCGTTGTATACCCATATCAAAGCTTACAGCTTCGTCTAGTATAAGAACTCTACCTCGTGGGTCTTGCTGTCCTATAACAGCTGCAGGTGTTAGCCCTAAATCCATCCCGATAATAATTGGTCTAACGCCATTCATTATAGGTTGTAAAGTTTCGTTCGCCATATGATAGTCAGGTCTGAAATACTTATACACTGGTTGCCCAGCTGTGCTTAACCCATATTCCCCATCAATGTAAACTCTTACATACTCATCTGATCTACCTTGTGTATCGTAGTAACCTTCAGGTAGGTTCTCTATGTTTTCTGCATCAACGCTTCTACCTGATGGTTGCTTGAATACGTCCCACCCATTATCGTTCGGACTGACTCCATCTGTGGAGTCAAGATGTTCCATTTGATAATACCACCACGTATCCATAGTGGGAGGGTTAGTATCCCCCCACATCCCGAACCAAGAAGGACCACCATCTTTAGCAGATGGGAAACGACCAATACGTTTTGACATAGCATCTACAATGTCTGGGTTTATATCCCGACACTCATTGAACCATGCAAATGTTAATTCTAGCGAGTTCAGGTTTGCTACATCATCTGAATCATCGAGTGCCCTGAACATAATCTCACACTCAACATCTCCTACTTTTAAGAAGTAAGTTTTAGTTGTTCTCATGTATTCGCCACATACACCAGGTGGGAACCAATCATGAAATGTTTTTATTGTTGTATCTTGTAGTTGCCTAGCTGTCTCACGAACTATGGCTACCCTTGATTTTCTTATACCTTGCTTGTTGGGTTTTTGCATAGACGCTCGTCTGACCACTTCAAAACAACTAGCTACTGATTTACCAGAACCTACAGGCCCCATCAGTACACGCATCTTACTGTCAGATACCATAAAGTTTTTACAAACTCTAGTGGGTGTATAGTCTATTTCCATTTAGCCCCCGTAGTTTTCTAACAGAATAACAAAATACTCTGTCGGTTTTTTCTTATGTCTAACTATCTTTGTATTATAAGACATTGATAACTTCATAAGCTCTGCTGTAAATTTATTATACTCATGTAACGTATATATTTTCTTAGCAAGTTTACCTTTATGTATAGTATCAAAGGGCTCGCTCAGCCTCGATAAGTTCATGTTCATCTGGGCTTTCTTCAGTGTTGACAACTCTTGTTGTGTGTTCTTGCCCCCCGAGATTAATTGTAATTTTAACTCCTCCACTACTTTCCTCCATGGTTGTATTCTTTGCTTCTAGCCCACCCCATTTTACTGTGGACTTTATAAGATCTGCTTTAACAGCTGATGATGTTTCTGGACTGTGGATTAGTGTCCATGATGTTGTTAGTAATTCTTCTGCTTGTGCTCTAGCTTTAAGCTTAAAGGTCATACCTTTTTCTTGAATCTCACTGCGGTACGACGATACTTTTTTTAGAAATACTTTATCTTTATTGAATCCGATTAGATCATCTGCAGTTATGTTATGGCGTGTACGTACTTCATCTAAAGTCTCACCACTACCTTCTAACATCAAAGCTATATCAAATGCTAAACGATCAGACCACTTGGTATGTTTTAACGGGAGCGTATCCATAATGGAATGATTAAGTAAAATCAACAGGTTGTCAACTAAAAGTCTGAAACTTTACACGTTGGTTTTTTGGGTCTTGTTATGAGAGGTTTACTTATCCAGGGGGGGCGTACAATACACGAGTCCGACTACCCCCCTCCATATAATCCAATGTACATACTATGGACGTGGCATATTTGCTAGCAGAATGCAAAGTTTTTGAATCATGTCATATTGGATTCATCAACGAGGTTTGTCTTGTTGACAACCTTGTTGGTAATAAACTACTAACCTTAGGAGGTTATTATGCAACGTAAATGGGAAACACCTGTAGGCATTGACTACAGGGAACATAAAGAGGGCTCTAACGCTTTCAAAGAATATGGACCAATATCCGTTATTCTGAAAGAAGCTAAAGAGGGAAAGTATAGTAATGATGGCGACTTGAAAGCTATGGATGCACTAGTAACAGCCGTTGCTTATGCAAAAGAGTTAACTGCTGAAGAAGTAGTTACCGCATATGCTAAAAAGCCTGCAGGTCAAGAGGTATCGCTAAACCGTAGCTTCTTCAATGTAGATGCAATCACTGCTAGTCCTAAAGGTAGCATGTTATATATATCGAATTACTTCGGTAGACCTAACATAACACCTTTATCCGCAAAAGCTAAGAGTACTAAGCGAGCTCTTAGATAACCAAAACCAAGTCCTCCTCTCAGAAATGGGAGGAGGCAGGAGTAAAACATGAGTATATTTAAAAATATTAAAGTACATTACTTTGATAAGAACCAACCTAAAGTAAAAACATTTGATAATGCACTAGAAGCTAACTTGTTTATCAAGTTCCCACCACAAGATATAAGAATAGTTAGCTGGGTTCCACTATCTAACTAACCAACAGACCTGAGCAAGTCTTTAAACTGTTCATTCTTTTTATTTATTTTTAATTTATATATATAAACCATGCGTCGGGGGGTTATAGCTCGTGTAGAAAACGGCGTAGATACGAGGTTATTCCTAAGGTTACACCTAAAGTTTACACTATCTGTACTATCTAACGGTAACTTTACATGTTACCTTAGGTTTTATATACACAAACCTTACACCCATATGGTAACAATACGTTGTAACGTAAGGCTTACAGCCATGCATGTATAGTTATACTATCTAAACTATCTAGATTATCTATGTAAAGTAATGTCTTTGATACTATTTGTATTAGCCTAGAGATATATAAGGTTTCGGATAAACCCATATTACCTCAAGATAATTAGATAGTTTAGATAGTTGAGGGTAAACCATTGATATATCTCACATCTTACTATCTAACTTTACACCACAAGTTATACCTACGTAGATACCCACGGTATATAACGCCAGCGATTTATAGGTCACCCAGAATGCAAAAAAATCTGAGTGTGGGATTCTAGCTCTAGCCCCAGTGCCGAGAGTGTATTGGGGAGTTATTTAGGAGTAATAAAATGAGTGACAAAATGCCGAAAGATAAGCATGACTTTTATGTTTGTATTAAACCCACTGTTAATCATGGTGAGGATAAACTAGGTATCTTCCTTTGTGGTGAAGATGAGCCTAACAAGTATCATTGCACTGAACATCAGCGAGTATATGATGACATGGTTAAGATGGCTAATCATCTTAAAGTTGGTGTCAAGGCGTGGGAACCCAAGAATCAAGCTGATATGGGGTTTATCCCTGAGATTGCAGTCCATGATTATTGGGGTGTATATTTCAAGCTTACTAACGGTAAGAAGAATAGTAAGAATGGTAAAGCCCCAGCTAAAGCATTGAGTATTACAGATGTATTAGCTGTAGGTTAGTAGTTAACCAGTGGTATCCCTAGTGATGTACTAGGGATATCCTTTATGGAGAAGATGATGAGTAAATGTGCTTTATGTAATGATGATATAAACCCTAAGAGAGTAGCCTTAGGTTACGATACATGCCTTAGGTGTGGTGAGGTAGAGGCTCGTAGGGTTAAGCATACGGTCGTACCATTACATAAATCTAATTACATTGTAGTGAGTAATAAAGAAGACTTAAAAGGAATTAATAACAAAGGTGGTAAGCATGGATAAGCATGATCGTAAGGTTAGTGTTACCATGTTTTATTGTGTAGGTTTATATGGCTATGTTCCTACACATGGGGTAGATAGATTAAATGCACTCTATCGGATAGTAAACCAATGTACAAAGAGGGGCTATCTATCCTTAATGAATTATACGGTAGCTAGTACTGATAAACAAAGCTACTAGGAAGTGTTGGATAGACCATGGGACATACAATCTCTAACACTTCCTTAATGAATATTTCTCAATGAGTAGGAGTACACAAGCTTATTGGGAGCATAGATGTAAGCTAGCGTATACATCTATGTAGGGTAGGTAGGTTTCTAATGGCTAAGTCCTATCTACCCTTAATGAATTACTAGCATGGGGCTAGTACAAGAGCCTATGTACGAGATGACATAGGCTCACCAACACATAGGAGTAAAACTATGAGAGCAAGTGAACTGATAACTACTATCAAGGCATTGTTTCCGATAAAGAGAACATTGTGTATTGAGGGTAGTCCAGGTGGTGGTAAGACCACCATAGTGAGAGATGTTGCTAAAGAGTTGGGTGTTGGATACACAGAGCTACATCTACCGACCATGTTGGTAGAAGACTTTGGTGTACCATATCCTAAGGCTGACGGTAGCACACTAGAGTACAAGCTACCTGACTGGTTTCCAGCTAAGGGCAGAACAGATATACCTGATGAGGGTATCTTATGCTTTGATGATAGAAACCAAGCTAATGCTGAGATTCAAAAGGTCTTAGCTAACGTATGTCAAGCAAGGACATTGCATGGTGTTGACCTTAAAGATGGTTGGCATGTGATATCTACAGGCAACAGGCAGAAAGATAGAGCTGGTGCTAACAGGGTGCTATCACATCTTCGTAACCGTGAGACTGTAGTTGACCTTGAGACAACGCTTGATGACTGGATTAAGTGGGCTACTAGGAATGATGTATCACACATGGTGATGTCCTTTCTAAACTTTAGACCTGACCTGTTGCATGACTTTGACCCACAGAGGGAACAGAATCCTACACCACGGTCATGGGTTGATGGGGTGTCTGATATTCTAGGGGTTATACCCAATGAGATAGCAGAGCAACAAGCAATCATGGGTGCTATTGGTGAGGGTGCAGGTGCAGAGTTTGTTGCATACTTGAAGATATGCAAGTCTATACCTGATCCTGATAAGGTCATTGATAGTCCTAACACAGCACCAATACCTGAAGAGGCAAGTACATTGTATGCCTTATGTGGTGCTATCGCTGATAGGGCTGATAGGAATATAGACAATGTTATCAAGTATTGTCGCAGACTATCTAGTGATACCGTTGGTAAGGCAGAGTTTTCCATACTGACAATGAAGATTGCTGTGAACAAGTTCGGTACCAAGCTACAAGGTAAAGAGTTTGTCCAATGGTGCCAAGATAACAAAGAGTATCTGTACTAATGGGATATCGTAGCTCAGTCTTGTGTGCTGTAGGGTTTAATTCTTTAGATAAACTTACTGAGTACATGACATTGCATAAGCTCAAAGACTATCCGTCTGATACTAGAGTGGCACTAGATGAGTTTCTTTCTAAGGCTAAGATATATACTACATCTGGAGAGGCAAGTGGTGATGGTGTTACAGGTATAGGGTGGCACAGTACTGCTGTTCACATAGCGTTTCATATGTTTGATGATGTCAAGTGGTATGAAAACTTTGAAGACATACAGTTTGTGACACGCTTTGTTTCAGGTGCGTGTGAGTTTGATGAGTCAGCAGTAGGTAGGATAGTAAGATGTGGTGAAGAAACAGATGATATTGAGCATACTGACTATAACAATGATGGTGGTGAAGACAATATTGATACGTTGCAGAGTTTGTTTTACCCAGTATCGCTAATAGAAATTGATATACCACATGATGAATTTAAAAAACTTAAAACAATAGGAGAGAAGTAATGGCAAAGTTAAATGAAAGTGCATTGCTAGTACAACTTAATGTATCACAGTGGACAGCTCGTAAGCTAGACAGGAAAGCTACTGACCAAGTAGCCCTTGCTAACAACACAGGCAACCATGCTGGTAGATACAACAAGTCGCTACTACCAATGAATGAATACCTAGACAATGTGAAGAAGAAAACCACATTGATTAGGCAAGAGTATTATGACAACACACTACCATGGGGTATTGATGGGACAATGATACTACCATCAGCTAACTATCTAAACTTCATGAGTAAGTTTAGGCAGTACAAGTCTGAATGGGTTGAGCTAGTGGACAAGTTTATACTAGCGTATCCACAGTTGCAGTTGAATGCACAAAGGTATCTAGGGGATTTGTATAATGCCAATGATTACCCAAGTGTGAATGACATAAGCAGTAAGTTCAGTATGGAAATGACTGTGCTACCAGTACCATCTGATGACTTCAGAGTTGGTATTGATGAACAGGAACTTGCAGAGATACAGCAACAAGTTGAGGTAAGAGTACAACAGTCTACTCAAGTTGCTATGCAAGAGGCATGGAAGAGATTGTACGACAAGGTAAAGCACATGGCTGAGAAATTGTCGGACACTAAGGGTGTGTTTAGAGACACTATGATTGATAACATCAAAGACATATGTGATGTATTGAAAAGACTTAATGTAACTAATGACCAAAACTTAGAGGACATACGTCAACAAGTTGAGGACACACTAGCAAACAACAACCCTGAAA